GCCGGGGTTTGTGCATGGAAGACATCACGCTGTGATGGCGAAGAAGTTTGAAGCTATAGCCAATGGGACGTTAAAGAGATTGATCATCAATATGCCGCCGCGGCATACTAAATCTGAGTTTGCTAGTTACCTATTGCCTTCATGGTTTTTGGGTAGGTACCCAAATAAAAAAATTATCCAGACATCTAATACGTCGGACCTGGCGGTTAACTTTGGCCGGAAGGTTCGTAACTTGGTAGATTCAGAACAGTATGCCCGTGTATTCCCTGGCGTGGCATTGAGACAGGATAGTAAGAGTGCCGGCCGGTGGGCGACTAATCAGAATGGGGAGTACTTCGCTATCGGTGTTGGAGGTACTGTGACCGGAAAAGGTGCTGACCTACTAATCATTGACGACCCGCATAGTGAACAGGAAGCTGCTTTAGCTGCTGGGGATCCTGGGGTATTTGATAAAACGTATGAGTGGTATACGTCTGGACCCCGGCAACGTTTACAGCCAGGCGGGGCTATTGTGGTTGTGATGACCCGCTGGGCTGAGAGGGACTTAACTGGCCGGGTATTGAAAGACGCCCAGATGCGGGATTCATTGGGGGAGTGGGAAGTTGTGGAGTTTCCCGCAATCATGCCCAGTGGGAATCCGCTCTGGCCTGAGTTCTGGTCTGCTAAAGAATTAGAAGCTTTGCGAGAAGAACTGCCTCCTTCTAAATGGAATGCTCAGTACCAACAAGCACCGACGGGCGAAGAAGGTGCGCTGGTTAAAAGAGAATGGTGGAAGATGTGGAACCCGGAAGACCCGCCTAAGTGTGAATTTATCATTCAGAGCTGGGACACTGCTTTTACGAAGAATGAGCGTTCGGACTATTCGGCCTGTACGACATGGGGGGTTTTTCATATGAACGACGACCCCAATGATGTGAACGTAATTTTGTTAGATGCGTTTCAGAAACGAATGGAGTTTCCTGAGCTGAAAGAAAAAGCGATGGCCAGTTACAGGGAGTGGGAGCCGGACGCTTGTATCATTGAAGCTAAAGCCGCGGGAGCTCCGCTTGTGTTTGAGCTGCGGTCTATGGGTTTGTTGGTAAGTGAATACACACCTAGTCGTGGAAATGATAAGTTTGTGCGATTGAATTCGGTGACGGATTTGTTTAGATCTGGCAAAGTATGGGCGCCGGAGACAAGGTGGGCCAGTGAAGTGATAGAGCAGATGGCGTCTTTTCCAAATGGCGAGCATGATGATTTGGTGGACTCAAGTACCCAAGCGCTGATAAGATTCAGGCAGGGCGGGTTTTTGCGTTTGGATTCTGATGAACGTGAAGAGCTGCAAAGCTTTCGCCGCAAAGCGGTTTACTATTAAGGATTAAATAATGGCTACTAATATGTTTCCATCAATGAACCCAGCGCCTCTTGGGTTGGATGCACTGGCAGCCGAAGATGTGGGCCCGGATGTTGAAATTGAAATTGAAAATCCTGAAGGCTTAAAGATTGGCATGGACGGCATGGTCATTGAAATGTTCGCAGAGCCAGAAGAAGAATCTTTTGATGAAAATTTAGCCGAAGTCCTTGATAAGAGCACGCTAGCTAATATAGCCAGTGACATCATTGAGATGGTTGATGCTGATATTAATTCTAGAAAAGAATGGGTGGAGATGTATGTCAAAGGATTAGATGTCCTTGGCATGAAGTATGAAGAAAGAACCGAGCCGTGGAATGGTGCTTGTGGTGTTTTCTCTACCATTCTGACTGAAGCTGCTGTTCGGTTTCAATCAGAGACAATTTTAGAAACGTTTCCAGCCCAGGGCCCGGTCAAGACTGAGATTATTGGCGCTATTGATAAGCTAAAAGAAGACGCCGCCGCGCGGGTTCGTGATGACATGAACTTCCAGCTTACGGAAGCTATGCCTGAGTACAGACCAGAGCATGAAAGAATGCTTTATTCACTGGGTTTAGCTGGCGCCGCGTTTAAGAAAGTGTACTTTGACCCGTCTTATCAAAGACAAGTATCTATTTTTATCCCTGCTGAAGATTTTATTATTCCCTATGGCGCATCTAGCGTCATCAATGCAGAGCGTGTGACCCATGTTATGCGTAAAACAAAGAATGATATTAAGAAATTACAGGTTTCTGGCTTCTATGTTGACGTAGATCTGGGTGAGCCGATCAGTATTCACACGGATGTGGAGAAAAAGAAGGCTGAAGACCAGGGATATAGCCTAACTGATGACGACCGCTATCAGATTTTAGAGGTTCATATTGATTATGACCTGCCTGGGTACGAAGATGAAGACGGAATTGCTCTACCTTATGTGATTACGATTGACCGCGGCACTACAGAGGTGTTGGCGATCCGTAGAAACTGGTCAGAAGACGATAATCGCAAGCTAAAGCGCCAGCATTTTGTGCAATATACGTATGTTCCGGGCTTTGGCGCCTATGGATTGGGTTTAATTCACCTAATTGGTGGTTATGCACGGGCTGGAACGTCTATTTTGCGCCAATTAGTGGACGCTGGTACGCTTTCTAACCTGCCCGGAGGTCTTAAATCCCGTGGTTTGCGCATAAAAGGGGACGATACACCCATCAGTCCTGGCGAATTTAGGGATGTAGATGTGCCTTCTGGCACTGTACGCGACAACATTATGACGTTGCCGTACAAGGAACCAAGCCAGGTTTTGTCGTTATTGCTGGACAAAATCACCCAAGAAGGCAGACGTTTAGGCTCAATTGCGGATATGCAAGTGTCCGATATGTCGGCAAACGCCCCAGTTGGTACGACGTTAGCGTTGTTAGAGCGCCAATTAAAGAACATGTCTGCGGTTCAGGCGCGTGTTCACTACTCAATGAAGCAAGAATTTAAATTGCTTCGTGTCATTATTCGTGACAACACACCAGGCGAATACGAGTTTGACCCAGCTAGTGGTGACCGCATGGCTAAGCGGGAAGACTATGACATGGTGGATGTCATCCCCGTGTCTGACCCGAATAGTTCCACGATGGCTCAGCGGATCATGCAGTATCAAGCTGTGATTCAACTGGCTCAACAGGCTCCCCAGATTTACAACTTGCCTGTTCTTCATAGACAGATGATTGAAGTTCTAGGTATTAAGAATGCTGACAAGTTAGTACCAATAGAAGACGACATGAAGCCGCGCGACCCAGTGAGCGAGAACATGGCCTTCTTGAATGGCGAACCTACAAAAGCTTTTATTTACCAAGACCACGATGCACACATTGCTGTTCACACATCAATGATGCAAGACCCACTCTTGATGGCGCAGATTGGTCAGAACCCAATGGCCCAGAAGATGATGGCCGAAATTCAGGCTCACATTTCAGAGCACTTAGCTTTTGCTTACCGCAAGAAAATCGAAGAGCAGTTGGGTGTTCCTATGCCGGCTCCAGATTCAGAGCTGCCAGAAGAATCAGAACTTATGTTGTCCCGTTTGGTGGCGCAGGCCGCTACACAATTACTGGCGCAAAACAAAGGCCAGGTTCAACAACAGCAAGCTCAACAGATGGCGCAAGACCCTGTTGTTCAAATGCAACAAGCAGAATTGGCTATTCGCAAGCAAGATGCCGAAACAAAGCTGCTCAAAGTCAAAGGTGATCTGCAAATTAAAGCAGAAGAGCTGGCGCTCAAAGCGCGCGAAGGTGCGGCCAAGATGGGCGAAGACCCCAACATGGCGGCCATGCGTACCCAGCAGGAAATTATGCAAGCTCAAGAGTTGCATGCGTTAGAAGTTGCAAGCCAACAACAGGCAATGCAACAGCAACAAGCGCAGGCTCAGCAGTCTATGGGTCAAAACGACGAACAGCATAAGATGGAAATGATGCAGAAATTAATGCAATCTCAAGGCGGAGGTCAGTGATGGATCATAAACTGCTTGATATTTTGAACGGCAAACTAAATGAGCAGGTGCATCAATTAGTCGAAGTTGTCAGTGCTGGTGGAGCTAAATCCCACGAGCATTACAAAGAACTGTGCGGAACTATCCGAGGTCTGCAAACCGCACAGATGGAAATTGCTGACCTTGTGCGAAAAATTAAGGATTATGACGATGACTGACTTTGATGTGAAAGCCGTAGATCTTTCCGGATTGCTAAATACATCCGCGGAAGAGAAGGCCAAGCAGGTACCTGACCCGGTTACATACCATATCTTGTGTATGTTGCCCAAGGCAGAAGAGGAGTTCACTGAAACAGGGATTTTAAAATCTGCCACAGCAATGCATCACGAGGAGCTTTTATCCCCCGTGCTATTTGTTGCCAAGATTGGCCCTGACGCATTTGCAGATAAAGCCAGATTCCCGTCTGGACCAAGCTGTCAGGTGGGTGACTTTGTGTTAGTACGTCCTAACACCGGAACCCGTATGAAGATTCATGGCACCGAATGGCGCCTGATTAATGATGATTCCATTCAGGCGGTTGTGCAAGACCCTCGTGGTATCCAACGCCCACATTAAGGAGTAGATCATGGCAGAAATTGAAAAAACAGAATTTGAATTTCCCGATGAGGTGGAGGTCAACTCCCGTAAAGGCGGCAGGGTTGTAGAGCCTGAGTCCGACGAACCGGAAATTGAAGTTGTAGACGACACGCCACCGGAAGACCGTGGCCGTACACCTATGACTGAGCCCCCTAAAGAGTTTGCTGAAGATGAGCTGACCAAATATGACGAAGGCGTCCAGAAACGAATTAAGCATTTCACAAAGGGCTACCACGAAGAGCGCCGCGCTAAAGAAACCGCTCAACGGGAAAAAGATGAGGCTTTGCGTTTTGCACAAAGTGTCGCTGAAGAAAACAAACAGCTAAAAGGCTCTGTTAACCAGAACCAGATTGCGTTGTTAGAACAAGCCAAAAAAGTAGTGGCTAATGAGCTAGAAGTAGCAAAGCGCCAGTACAAAGAAGCATACGAAGCTGGGGATTCTGAAGCTTTGGTTAACGCTCAAGAGGCGTTGACTTCTGCCAGGATCAAAGCGGATAAAGTACAAAATTTTCGGCCCACCCCTTTACAGGTCGAAGAAACTCCTGTACAAATGCAACCGCAGCCCACCAAACCTGCACCGATTGATGACAAACTGCTTGCTTGGACTGAAAAGAACCAGTGGTTTGGACCCAACAAACGGATGACTTCATACGCCCTAGGGTTGCATGAAGATTTGGTGGAAGAAGGAATACCCGCTGGCAGTGAAGAATACTATCGACGTATCGACGCTGACATTAGGGGCAGATTCTCGGAGCAGTTTGGAGCCGATGAGTCCGTTGATGCTAAACCTCAACGCACTAAATCCAACATAGTTGCACCTGCAACGCGTAGTACAGCACCGCGCAAAATCGTGCTGACGCAGACCCAGGTGAATATCGCTAAGCGGTTGGGAGTTCCATTGGAACTGTACGCCCGTAAAGTTGCTGAAGAAATGAGGAAAATATAATGGAAAAAACTAACCGCGCACCACGCGAACTTGAAACCCGCGAAAAGGCGGAGCGTCCAAAACAATGGATGCCCCCCAAACTTCTACCCGATCCGAAGCCGGAAGAGGGTTATGCGTTTCGCTGGATCAGGATTGCCTCGCAAGGGAAAGATGACGCCACGAATTATTCCTCGAAGCTGGCTGAGGGCTGGGAGCCCGTTAAAGCATCTGACCATCCCGAGATTCGTCTGTTTAATTCTGCTGCCGCAAAATTTCCAGACAGTATCGAGGTAGGCGGCCTATTGCTTTGCAAAACACCTGTGGAGTTTACTGAACAGCGTAATGCGTATTACCGCCAACAAGCGGATGCGCAGATGCAATCAGTTGACAACACATACATGCGCGAGAATGATCCACGGATGCCTATGTTCAAAGAACGTAAGTCCACGGTCACTTTCGGAAAAGGTATCTAATTTTTTTGGAGTCTTAAATGGCAACTACTGCTGCACCCTATGGGCTACGTCCCATAAATCGTATCGACGGCATGCCCTATGCTGGCGCTACGAGTCAGTTCTTAATCGACCCTGCCGGCGAAGGTACTAACTTGTTTTATGGACAAGTTGTTATCATCGGCGCTGACGGTTATATCGCTTTGTCTACCGCTACTGGCGCAGACATCACTACCAATAACCTTGGTGGTGCTAACGTAGGTGCAATTGGCGTTTTCGTCGGCGCATCCTATATCAACGCACAAGGTCAACAGATTTACGGCCAGTACTATCCCTCCGGCACAACCGGCGTGGTGACTGCATATGTAATCACTGACCCGTTTGTTACTTTCCAAGCTCAGCTTGACGGTTCTGCCGCTCAATCAGCTTTGGGCAGCAACACCTTCTTTGCCGCTGTACAGAGCACTAGCACTGGTTCAACCCAGACTGGTAACTCGACCAGCGCTTTGGAGTCTACTGTGGTTCAAACTGCTGCGGCCTTCCGTATTGTGGGCTTTGCTTCCACTCCTGGCGATGCGTATACTGATGTGTTGGTTAAATTCAACCCCAGTGCCCATTCGTTCTTAAACAACGTTGGCCTGTAAGGAGTAAATTACCATGGCAATTTCACGCGCACAACTGCTCAAAGAATTACTTCCTGGCTTGAACGCTTTGTTCGGTCTTGAGTACGCTAAATACGGCGAAGAGCACAAAGAAATCTACGAAACAGAGACATCTGAGCGTAGCTTTGAAGAAGAGACAAAGTTGTCTGGCTTTGGTCAAGCACCAGTCAAGAACGAGGGCTCTGCCATCGCTTATGACAATGCACAAGAAGCATGGACTGCACGTTATACACACGAAACAATCGCGATGGGTTTCTCCATCACTGAAGAAGCCGTGGAAGATAACTTGTATGACAGCTTGTCTTCACGTTATACCAAGGCTTTGGCCCGTGGTATGGCTTACACCAAGCAGGTCAAGGCTGCTGCGATCTTGAACAACGGTTTTTCCGGTGGCCCCACTTATGGTGACGGTCAAGTTTTGTTCTCGACAGCACACCCCTTGGTTTCCGGTGGTGTTAACAGCAACACTCCTTCTACCCCTGCTGACTTGAACGAAACATCGTTGGAAAACGCTGTTATTCAAATCGCTGCTTGGACAGATGAGCGTAGCTTGCTGATCGCCGCTAAGCCTAGGAAGTTGATTGTTCCTCCTTCTTTGATGTTCGTTGCTACACGTTTGCTCGAAACCGAACTTCGCGTTTCTACAGCCGACAATGACATCAACGCATTGAAGAACAACGGTTCAATCCCTGAAGGCTATACCGTTAATCACTACTTGACAGACACCAATGCGTGGTTCCTGTGTACAGATGTGCCAAACGGTTTGAAGCACTTTGTTCGTACCCCCTTGTCTACGGGCATGGACGGTGACTTTGACACAGGTAACGTTCGTTACAAATCCCGCGAGCGTTACAGCTTCGGTGTGTCAGACCCATTGGGTATCTTCGGTTCACCTGGCGCTTAATATTTCTTAGGAAATATATGAAGGGGGGCCTTGTGCCCCCTTTTCTTTTGTTGTATATTGCTTTCAATCCGGGCTTATCCGGTGTTCTGACAGTCCCGGCTGACGACATGCAGACAGAACACCTCAACTTGCATGTAAGGAATACATCATGGCACGCACTACGTTTCAAGGCCCAGTTCGTTCATTGGGCGGCATTTATCAACAAGGCCCAGCGGCTGTCGTTGACATCACAACAAGCACCACATTAAGCCCAGAAGCTCACGGCGGTCGCATTATTGCTGTTGGTGGTTCTTTGGCAGCAGCAGTCACTTTGACATTACCTGCGATCAATGTTTCAACTAACTCTACAACGTCTGGCCCCGGTCAAGACCCAAGCACAGCTAACAACGAAGGTGTTGTTTACACGATCTGGGTTCCTACTACCATCTCTACAAGCTCTTTGAAGATTGGTACAACTTCTGGCTCTAGCGATTTGTACGTTGGCGCTGTGATCTCTATTGATTCAGACTCATCTGGTGCTGTGGTTGCTTTCTCTGCTAACGGTTCTTCCAATGACTTCATCAACTTAAACGGTACAACAACCGGCGGTGTTGCTGGCACATGGGTTCAAATCGTGGCAGTTGCTGCTGACAAGTACATGGTGAGCGGGAATGTTATTGGTTCCGGCACTGTTGCTACACCATTCGCAGATTCCTAATCAACCCAAGGGGCTTCGGCCCCGTTTTTAAAGGAGATTGATTATGATGCAAACAGACGTTAAACAAGGGCATTTAAACCAAAGTGGTTTTTTTGTTCTTGGACGAAATCGCGTTAAAGGCATTTCGTTTTTTGGTACTGGTACGGATGGCACTGTAGTGTTGTTTGATACAGCTTCTGTTCCAGTAACTTCTAGCGTTACATACGCTCGTTCTGGTACAACTGTAACGGTAACAAAAACTGCTCACGGCCTGTCTACGGGCAATGTTGTTGGTATTCACTTTGACAGCAATACAAGTCAGTCTGCAACAGATGGCAACTATGTTATCACTGTTGCTTCGTCAAGCACATTTACGCTAACAGACATTAACACCGGAACAATCACTTCTACTGCGGCTTCGTATGTAAGTGGCGGTGGTCGTTGGTTGATGACTTACGAAATAGACAGTACTGATACTTTTAGTAATGCGCCTATTATTCCGGGTGAAGGAGTATTAGCTACTCAAGGCATTTATGCTTTGATGACCAATATTGACTCAACGCAGATTTACTATGGCTAAGTCACCAGCATGGCAGAGGAAAGAAGGCAAATCCGAGAAGGGCGGCTTGAACGCCAAGGGTCGGGCCTCCGCGAAAGCGCAAGGCATGAACTTGAAACCTCCCCAGCCGGAAGGCGGCTCACGGCGCGACTCTTTCTGTGCAAGGATGAGTGGCATGAAAAAGAAGCTAACCTCTGCCAAGACAGCCAACGATCCAGATTCACGGATCAATAAAGCATTGAGGGCTTGGAATTGTTAGATTTAAACACCGCTTGGTCTGCTGTTCTGTCATTAGTGATTGGACTATTAGGCTATATGATGAATGAAAAGTTCAGGGAGCTGGCTCGTATCAGTATTCTGTTGAACAAAACACGCGAGGAGGTTGCCCGTGATAACGTTACTCAAGCAGAAATTGACAGAATTACTAACCACATTGACCAACGCTTTAACAAGCTTGAAGCAAAAATTGACCAGCTTCTTCAAGCGGGGAAATGATGCCGAGCAAAAGTAAAGCTCAACACAATTTCATGGCCGCGATTGCACATTCGCCATCGTTTGCCAAGAAAGCAGGCGTACCCATGTCAGTGGGTAAAGATTTTGTAACTGCCGATAAAGGCAAGAAATTTTCTAAAGGTGACGATATGAAAAAGATGAACATGGGTGGCTATGCAGACGGCGGTATGACTATGGTCAACAAAGGCGGGAAGATGGTTCCTGACTTTGCGGCTGACGGCAAAGGCAAAATGGCTAAAGGCGGCATGGCCCACAAAGATGTCAAGATGGATAAAACCATGATGCAAAAGGCCGTGAACAAACACGAAGGCCGTTTGCACAAAGGTGAATCCATGACCAAGCTGGCTAAAGGCGGCACCTTCCGCGCTTCCGCTAATGGTATTGCTACTAAAGGCAAAACCAAAGGCAAGATGATTAAAATGAACATGGGCGGCATGCCTTGCTAAGGAGCTATCATGAAACGTTTTAACGACGGCGGTATTTATACTGCCGAAATGGGTAAACCACCGACTGATCCAGAAGGTGTTCCATCGGCTAAAAAGCCTACGCCAAAAAAGCCTACGCCAAAAAAGCCCGCACCAAAAGACTCGGTATTCCGTGAAGGCATGCCTGTACCTCAAGACATTGACGGAAAGTCTGCCCCCCGTAAGTTTTCTTCTGGTGGCTCTGCTTCCAAGCGTGCTGATGGTTGTGCCACAAAAGGTAAAACCAAAGGCACTATGATTGCCATGAAAAATGGTGGAATGTGCTGATATGGCAACCTCAAAAACTTCAGTAGTTAAGTCTTTAAAAAAAGCTGGATTTTATGAGGCAGCAAAACCCAAACGTCTAAGCATTATTAATAAAGTTACAACCAAACCTCAACGGATAGAGATGGTTGATAAATTGTTTTTAGCTAAGAAAACTAAAGGGAATTCAAAATGATGGCAAGTCGTGGAATGGGAGCCGTTCTTCCCAGCAAAATGCCCAAGGGTACAAAGAAGGCGCGTCGGGACAATACTGACTTTACGCAATATGCTGAGGGCGGCCCTGCTGGTTTGTATGCCAACATTAACGCTAAACGTAAACGGATAGCCGCTGGGTCTAAAGAAAAGATGCGTACGCCTGGAGCTAAAGGTGCTCCTACTGCTAATGCTTTTGTTCAATCTGCAAAGACTGCTAAAAAATGACCACTACCGGCTCTACGCTTTTCAATATGGACTTTACGGAAATCGCTGAAGAGGCATGGGAGCGTGCGGGCCGGGAGATGAGGTCTGGTTATGACTTGCGTACAGCACGTAGGTCTATGAACCTAATGACCATTGAGTGGCAGTCTAAAGGTATCAACATGTGGACGATGGAGCAGGGCGTTATTAACCTGACGCCTGGTCTAGCTACATATGCCCTACCCACAGACACGATTGATTTGCTAGAGCATGTAATCCGCACGGGCTCCAACACAGCATCTACCCAGGCGGATTTGACTATTACCCGCATTAGTGTTTCTACCTATGCAACAATACCAAACAAGCTACAACAGGCGCGACCGATTCAGGTATGGATTCAGCGGTTATCTGGGGAGACAAATCCTACAAGCTCTGTGCTTGATGGTGCGATTACCGCAACAGCCACAACGATCACGCTTAACACGGTGGTTGGGTTAGCCGGATCTGGGTTTATCCGTTTAGATTCAGAAGATATCTACTACACATACATCACAGGGAATGTCCTGGGTGGTGTGTTCCGTGGGCAAAATAACACTACAGCGGCTACGCATATAACTAGCACCGCCGTTTATGTTCCCCAACTTCCAGCCGTTACTGTATGGCCTACGCCCGACAACAGTACATCTTACCAATTTGTTTACTACCGGTTGCGTAGAGTGCAAGACGCCGGCGCCGGTGTTGAAACAGCCGATATGAATTTCCGTTTCTTACCTTGTTTGGTAGCTGGCTTGGCGTATCACATTGCCATCAAAGTACCTGAGTTAATGCCGCGCATTGAAATGCTCAAACAAATTTATAACGAAACGTTTGAAATTGCCGCTGGTGAAGATCGGGAAAAGGCCGCAGTTCGGTTTGTTCCTAGGCAGATGTTTATTGGAAGCGGCGGAGGTTACTGATGGGTAATCGTTTTGCATCCGGCAAAATAGCGATTGCTGAATGTGACCGCTGTGGTCAACAGTTTAGATTGAAGAATCTTAAAACTGAAATTATTAAACAGCGCAAATATGAGTTATTGGTTTGCCCTGAATGCTGGGACCCAGATCAGCCACAATTGATGTTGGGTACGTTTCCTGTGGATGACCCACAAGCGCTACGCAATCCGCGTAGGGATACAACGTATGTAACATCTGGCATTAACAGTAATGGTAATTTGTCTGGTGGTTCGCGAGACATTCAGTGGGGCTGGAACCCGGTTGGCGGGTCTAGGTTAAACGATAATCTACTAACGCCAAATTACTTGGCATTAGGCGTACAAGTTGGTACAGTAACGATACAAATAGGAGCTTAAAATGGCATACACACGATCAGCAGATGGCATCGCCAAAAAGGGTAAGACCGATGTTAAAGTCTTCCCTAGCAGTGGCCCATCTACAAAAGAAATAATGGGCGGAAAAGGTAAGGGTAAGGGTAAAACCAACTCTGACATGAAGACTATGGGTCGCAACTTGGCAAAGATTGCCAATCAGAAAAGAGGCTAATCATGGCTACATTTAGCAAAAAGATGATGGGTAAAGAAGTTGGCGATGCTAAGGTATACGCGACACCACACACCATGACTGGTAAGGTGGTTACAGCTTCTACTAATCCTGGCTCTGGCCCTGACCACAGCGATGCTAATACAGTCAATATGTCTGTAGGTAACATTGATCGTCGTCCCCAACCAGCCGCCAAAACCTCTGGCATTAAAATTCGTGGTACGGGCGCAGCTACCAAAGGTGTGATGGCTAGGGGCCCAATGGCATGAACTACACGCAGCTTGTCACGCAGGTAAACGATTACTGCGAGAATGCTTTTCCGACTGATAACATTAACGTGTTCATTCGTCAGGCGGAGCAGCGCATTTACAACACTGCGCAACCAGCTAATTTGCGAAAGAATGTGACAGGCGCGTTGAGTTCAGGTAATAAGTATCTTGGCTGCCCGGCAGATTTTTTGTCGGTGTATAGCTTAGCCATATACCCAGCTTCTGGGACTGGTGATTTTTTGTTTCTGTTGAACAAAGATGTGAACTTCATGCGCGAGGCGTACCCTAACCCAACAACAACTGGGAAGCCTAAACACTACGCGCTCTTTGGCCCACAGTCTAATGACATTAACGAACTAACTTTCATTGTTGGCCCTACGCCCAATGCGGCGTACATGGCAGAGCTGCATTATTACTACTACCCAGAATCTATTGTTACCGCTACCAATACGTGGCTTGGTGATAATTTTGATTCGGTGTTGTTATACGGAACTATTTGTGAAGCTTTGGTCTACATGAAGAGCGAAGCAGATATGATGACTGTTGCCAATGAACGTTATGTGCAAGCAATTGCTTTGTATAAAAATCTTGCCGACGGCAAACAGCGCGGTGATGCTTATCGCGATGGTCAAGTAAGGGTTGCAGTATCATGAGTATTCTTCAATCGGCTACCACAAGTTTTAAAGTTGAGCTGTTTCAAGCGGTTCATAACTTTGGCCCAACATCCCCAAACACGTTTAAAGTCGCGTTGTACTCTGCGGCGGCAAATATCAATGAAACTACAACCATCTACTCGTCAGTCAATGAAGTGCCAAACGGGGGCGGCTACACAACGGGCGGGAATACTCTGGTAATTTCTACATCGCCAACATCGGCAAATAACACGGCTGGTGTCCCTACCGCTTTTATTTCGTTTAACAACACAAGCTGGACAAACGCTACGTTTACTGCTCGTGCGGCTTTGATCTACAACTTTACACAGGGTAACAAGTCTGTAGCTGTGTTGGACTTTGGTACAGACAAAACCGTAAACAACGATACGTTCCAAATCATCTTCCCAACTCCCGATGCCAACAGCGCTATCGTGCGCATCTCTTAAGGATTTATCATGGAATTCAGTTCAGCAAAAGACGAAGTAACAGCTTCTTTAATTACCCGCCCTGCCCTTGGTGAATCTGTTGGCGCAGGCGGTGTTTACACAGTTGTTTGCCATGATGCAGGTGGTAACTTAAAGTGGACTGACAGCTTCCACAACTTGGTGGTAAATCAAGGTCTGCAGGACATGAACACCAAGTATTTCTTAGGCTCTGCTTATACGGCCACTTGGTTCTTGGGTCTGGTGACTGGCCCCGGTTCGGGCACTACGTTTGCCGCTGCTGATACTTTAGCTACGCATGCGGGCTGGACAGAAAACACAGCTTACATTGGCACCCGCAAGACAGCAACGTTTGGTACGGCTACCACTGCAGACCCTTCGGTTATAGCCAACACCGCTTCTCCTGCTGTGTTTACCATGAACGCCAACTCACAGACCATTGCGGGCGCATTCTTGTGCAGCGTAACCTCTGGTACGTCCGGTGTTTTGTTTTCCGCTGGTGATTTTACTGGCGGCGACAAGCTTGTGGACAGTGGTGACACGCTGACTGTTACCTATACATTCTCTCTTGACGCCGTTTAATCAGGTAATGCGGTGTTTGCAGGCGGCACTTTTGCTCAATCACCTTTTGCTTCCCTAGGCAATAAGACGGAGCCTGTCTCTTTATCAGAGGCGGCTTCGGCGTCTAACACTCAGTCTGCGCAAACGGCAGTGCTTGCTTCTTTGTCTGAGTCTGCTACGGCTACAGATTTTCAAACGGCAGTTAAGGCTCTGTTAGTAGCTATTTCGGAGCAGGCTACAGCCTCAGAAACTTTCGCGGCTAGTTCAGCGGTACTTGCTGCCATCTCTGAGATTGTGTCGGCATCCGCGCAATCAAGTGCTCTTACTAGTTTTGGTGGGCTAATCTCGGAATCTGCGTCGGCGTCAGAAACGTTTTCTGCTTTAAAGAGTACGAATGCGGCGATTGCAGAGGCAGCTACGGCATCCAATTCTCAAACCGCGCAGGTTCAGTTTCTTGCTAACATAGCTGAGTTGGCCAATGCCGCAGACAGTTTGATTGTTTTAAAAACGTTAAACATCCGCCCAGATGGAATTCAGTTGACTGTCTCGATAAACAACGTGCTTGTTTGGGCTGTAATAGATGACAGCCAGAACGCAAACTGGCAAAATATCAGCAATGTTCAGACACCCGGTTGGACTAACCTACCGTCGTAAGGATAACAAATGGCTCTAATAGTAAAAGATCGGGTTAAACAAGCCGCTGCTGCGCCGGGTACGGGCACAATTACCTTGGGTTCCACACCCACTGGATTCCAATCTTTTGCCGCAGTTGGTGACACTAACACAACGTACTTTGCAATCGTCGATCCTGTGTCTGGTGCCTGGGAAGTCAACTTTGGTGTTTACACATTGTCTGGTACGACACTGACTCGTAACGCCACACCCCTGTCTTCATCCAACTCTGGCGCACTGGTTAACTTTACCGGCGCAGTGGATGTGTTTGTTACGTACCCATCTGAAAAGGCAGTGTACGAAGATACTGTTGGGGATGTCACACTACCTGCAGCACTTAACGCCGCTTCTTTAACGTTAACAACTGATTTAGCTATTGTTTATGGCGGTACGGGACAATCAACTGCTAATGCGGCTTTCAATGCTTTAGCGCCAAGCCAAACGGGTAACAGCGGTAAATATTTAACAACCGATGGTACTGACACATCTTGGGCGGCAAACCCATTAGGCACTGTAACTAGCGTTGCGGCAAGTGTTCCATCGTTCCTGTCTATTGCGGGTTCGCCCATCACAACTAGCGGCACATTGGCGTTTAGTTTGTCGGGTACTGCATTGCCAACGACAAGCGGCGGCACAGGCTTAACATCATTCACATCAGGCGGTGTGGTTTACGCATCTAGTTCTAGTGCATTGTTTACTGGCTCTTCGCTGACTTTTGATGGGACTAATCTTGTATCTCCAGTTTTTCAAGCAACTTCTACTAATGCGTTTAAAACTAATTCAAATAGCGGTCAGTATTACCATTTTGATAATGCTACTGGCAACAACTTTATGGGGTTGACA